TGCTTAAAGATTTCTTTGTTCATAATCTTAGCCAACACACTGTCAAATGCTACGCCTTTCTTTTGCAAATAAGCATGAAAACCTAAAGCACCAATGCCAATGTCTCGCTCACGCATTGCCGAAAACTTAGCTCTACTAATAGTGTCAGGTGCATTGTCAATAAAATATTGCAATACATTGTCCAGCATTTCCATTACATCTAGAATGAACAGATCATTGTCTTTCCAATCTTCGTAATATTCCAGATTGAGCGAGGAAAGACAGCACACTGCTGTACGCTCTTCATTTGTAGGTAAAAAGATTTCAGTACAGAGATTGCTACCATTGATGGCAAGGCTTTCCATTTGCAACCAATAAGGCAATTTCTTATTTGCCGTATCAATGAAGATGAGATAGGGTTCCCCGGTTTGCATACGGAGTTCAAGGATTTTCTGCCATAGATATTTAGCAGAGACAACTTCCACTACCTTTCCAGTGGCAGGGTTCCTTAGTTCCCAATCATCATTAGTATTTTCATCTTTCATGCATGCTTCAATAAGCTTCATGAAGTCATCAGAAAGATTAATTCCATGATGAAGATTTGGTGTACGAATGTTTTGATCACCAGTGGGCTTTCTCATTTCCAAAAAAGAAATGATGTCAGGGTGACTGATATCCAGATAAGCGGCATAAGATCCGCGACGGGTTCTTCCTTGACGATATGCCAATGACGAAGCGTCATAAATTTTTAAATGTGGCATTACTCCAGTGGATTTGTCATCACTATTACGAATACCAACGTGGACACCAACGCCACCGCCAAACATACTAAGCCAATTGGTTTCAGATAGGTTGTCCACCAATCCTTCGGCACTATCGTCGATATAATTGAGAAAACATGAAATGGGAAGACCGCGCTTAGACCTACCAAAACTAAGGATAGGAGTAGAATAAGAGAGCCAATGTTTGCTGCTATAGTCATAAAGCCTCTGTGCATGTTCGTTTGAAGAAGAAAACATTTTAGAAACAAACGCAAACCTTTCTTGGGGACTTGTCTCGTCATCTCGCATGTAGCTTTCTTTAAGCCTCTGCATACCCAACTTATCAAACAAAGCATCGCGTGTGTAATCAATATTCATGAAATCTCCAGAGATAAAAAAAGAGGAAAGAAAAGTCTTTCCCCTTTGAGGTTGGTTGGTATATGCGTTTATTATTTTTGTGTAAAGGGAGTGATCGGCTCCTGTTGCATCTTTCCAGAAATATCGTAGCCATAAACCGTTGACAAAAACAAAACAAATCGTTCAAGAACATCAGACCATCCAGCATCAAATGGTAGATTGATAGACGCATTAAAAATATTACCTTCAGAATCTTCTGAACAGAATTTCCAGTTAGTAGTGTCCACTATTTTATTCCTTAAACAAAGAAGGGAAGAGACTTTCAATAACAACCTTGCATTTATCAGCAACATCCCTATGTTCTTTCTGCGTTGCCTTGTCGCATCTAACATCGAGGTAATGAAGCCAACTACGAAGTGTACCATTCATATAAAGCCTAGACAACATTATACCTTCTGGCAACACCTTCCTAGCAACTTCTTTTGCAATGCCATTATCTAGTGCCTGATGATAAGCGTCTAGCGAAGTGGACAGCACCGTCTGTTGTAGGCTCCACCAATAACGATGGAGTTCCCTGTCTTCCACTTCAATAGAGTTTTGTCTATTCTTCCAATCTTGCAAGCGAGGTTGAGAAAACTCTGACTCGCTTGCAATTGCATAGCGTTGACTAAACTCTTGGAAGCTAAAACTCCTATGCCGCAACATTTGTCTAGCAATGTCGCGGGTAGTCTCAATCTCCATACAAACATTGACCATCTCGAAAGGTGACCAATGTTTGTTGTCAATCAAATACTTTAGGAGTTTAGGAGCAGTGTCTTTATTGTCTTGGTTCCCCGGATTAGAAACCCTTGCCATATAAGCAATAAGATTTTCAGCATCCGGGGTTGCCCAAATCAATTTAACTTTAGACATTGTTTTCCTGTAGTTGATTCTCTTCTGGAAGCTCTTCTTCATCTTCTGCGAACAACTGAGTAAAGTATTGTTCAGCTTCTGAGTGAGGCATGAAGTAGTAAAGCAAAGTGTAGCATGCTGACGCAACAGCGTCATCAATTTCTACATCTTCTGGATGTTTATAACCATCTACAACAGGAAGTTCAATACAACGCTCATACGTCTGCTGAAGAACATTGACAACAATTTCATCAATTTCTTCGTCAGTTAGTCCTTTGTTAGGACAAGCACTTTTAAGTAAAGAAATAAGACCAACTTTGGTAAGGCCAGCGCGAGCTTCATCATTACAGGTGAATGAACAAGTGGCGCTACCATCCTCGTGTTCAATCAAAGTTACAAGTTCAATTTTTCCATCAACCATTTTTCTTTCTCCTAAGTTTTTCCGTATCAGTTTTTAATTTATGACACGGCTTGCACAAAATCTGGAAGTTATTAGCTTCACAGAACATACGCTCTACATATTCGTCCCAACTAACGAATCCCTCTTTACCTACAACAGGAATGATATGGTCTACTTGTACGTCCAATCCAACAAATGTTTTTGTACATTTAGCGCATTGATAATGTAGTGCAAGCTTTCCTGTTTTTGGATTAACTTTCCTTCCAACACTAGCCTTCTTCAATACATCAAACTTTACAGGCCAGCGTCTTGATGCCATTCGCAAGGCAGAGACAATAAAGCTTCTCCACCTTGCTTCAGTCCATTGACCACTATTTCTAGTCTTCTTCGTCATGCAAACCTTCGATGTCAAGATATGTAATTACTACATCATCGTCGGTTGCGCCCAAACCAGCAAAAGCTTGTGACAAAGCTTCCACTATAGCTTCATGTAACACTTCTTCATCTGCAAGCAAGCCAGCAGGAATTTCAGACTTAGGAATAGCAATTTCCAATTCAGTAGTAATAGTAATCATTTAGTTTCCTTTAATAAAGAATATCTTCAACAAGCTTCGCATAACCAGCTATGTCATGCCAATGATCAATCTCTTGCGGCTGGCCTCCATTCACAATGCGAGCAATCTTGTGACAAATCATATCAACACTTTCTTTCATTGGCATCGACAAACTATCATAATTCGCACCCATTCGCACAACGTCTTTTAATTGTTGTGCTGTAGTAGCAAGGGTTTCGTAATTACCATAAAGAGATCCCCTATCTTTTAGTGTCTCTTCAATATTCAATGTTTACCCCCTACAGTTTTAGTGCGTTGGGTTAGTTTAGTTGGTTCATCATAACCAAATTCGACATTCTCGCTTTCTTCATAAAACTTATGAAAGAAGCGTTCAATAATTTTAGCGGCTCGCTCATCTGAGTCCATTAAAGGAATAACAGTTGCCATAAGCATGGCTGTATTGAGAAGACTATCTGCGTCTTCTTCAGACATTTTATTTTCTACTGTTCCAATGATCACCTCAAATTCCCCATCCCAATTATCACTATAATTAGTAGGACGTAACACAATACATACGTCATTGGGTTCTGTCTTCAAAGTGGGTTGGTCCATTTTTCATTTTCCTTTCTTAGTAGATAAAGTAGTTGTGCATTTTCATGCACACGATTTATGTCACCTTCATATGCATCAATACACGCCTGATACAATTCTTTTTCATTAGTACAATCTGCTAATAGCTTTGCGGCTTTAGCTGGACCAATACCTTTAATACCTATAATATTATCTGCTGTATCACCAGTTAATATTTGTTTATAGAAATTTAATACAGCGGTTGGTTTATCTATATAATATTTAGTCTTCTTTACAAAGTTGTAATGATGACCAGATATTTGATCTAAATCTTTATCTAAAGAAACAATGACACAACCTTCTTCACCAATAGTGGTAGCAGCTATAGCTATGTCATCATCTGCTTCTTGTCCAATAGAAACTATTGCTCCCCAATGTTCAATTAAAAAAGATCTAATTGCTTCAAGGTGATGGGGTTTTTCAATATCTTTTCTATTGCCTTTGTATTCAGCGGTAACGGCAATCTCTTTTCGGAAATTGCCTTTACCTGTTAAGAACAACTTAAAATCTGTTACTTCTGGAACTCCTAATAAAAGAATATCTGCAATGTATACATCCAAAGTTGAAAGGGCTGTTACCAAATCATCATCTTTGCATGCAAAGGAAATTCGATATGCAATTATATCGGAGTCCAGAAGAGCGATCATTATTCAGTCATTCCTATTTTAGATTCCTCTTCATCAAACAATTCACCCATTGGTTTGGGTGCATTTTTACTTTGTTGCTTTTGAATTGCCGCACCGCGAATAGCGGAAAACAAATCAAAAGATTGTTCAAGAGGAAGTTTAGACAAGCCAGCTAAGATCAAAACAACTTGAGCTTCGGTCAATTCAAACTTAAACAATTCATCATTCACAATACCACCTCTTCATCTTCAACGGCTTCAACACCGTACTCAATCAATTCAGTTACGACAAGCTTAACAAGAGAGGGGCTAACTCCTTTCTTGTTTTTATACTTCCATTCGTAACTAGAAACAACTGCCCTACCTTTGCTATTGTTACCAATGTTGCCAGTAATTTCAATACCATCAGCATCATAAGCGCGGATAGGATTGGCAGACTTACAGGTAACGTAATTACCCATCTCTGCTTTGTCTTCACGGCTAGAAACACTAACGCCCATCCCTTCCAATGCCGCAACAGCAGCTTCAGAAAGATTGCAAAGGTTAACCTGATACTTACCTGACATTTCGTTAGGCTTGCTCAATTGTGCCCAAAAAATATCACAAGCAATTTTCACACGCTGTTTGTCGTTAGACATAATAAACTCCACAAGGTTAAAAGAAAATTCACTAGTTACGTCAGTGACATTCACGCCAGTTGTTACCAATCTTCCCTTCCGCTTCAACTGGACAACGAAATTGTAAAGTATTCCCCGCTAGACTTGCCGCATGGATGATTGTTTGCATAGCCTCATCAGCATCAGCTTCAGAAACTTCCCACTGCGTTTCGTCATGTACGAAAGCCACAAGTTTAGCATCGATACCTTTAACCTTCAACAACAGTGTTGCTTTTATGAGCCACTGTTTGGCAATAATAGCTCCTGCTGATTGAAGCAAAGTATTCAACGCCGCATGCTGGCTTCTTATCCACAATTGCCTACCGTCAAGCCCCGGCAATGTACCGTTCTTTTCTATAGTGGATGCAATCTTAGACTTAAGCTTGACCAATGCTGGTGTATTGGTAAGGAAGTTGTCGATTAGTGTCCTTGCTTTCCCAGTGGTTACACCAATAGTAGATGCAATCTTTGCAGGGCCAGCGCCATATAGCATGGCATATGTCAAAGTCTTGGTGATGTTCCTAGCTTTCTTATGCTCGCTGTTATGCTCATCCTTGACAGTGCCTTTAGGGATAAGACCAAAGCTCTGAGCATTACGCCAATGAATGTCGCCAGTTAAAAGCTCTAACTGCCAATCACGATCCTGCATATAATGAGAAAGACATCGAAGCTCAATACCAGACAAGTCAACACCAACAAGACTTTTTCTTTTGGGGACAATAAACATTTCACGGCATTCTGCTCCATAAGGACTACCAACAGCGGGTACTTGAGCTAGATTGGGGCTATGGTGACTACAGCGTCCTGTAACAGCACCATTAGTAATAATGCGTCCATGAATGCGACCGTCTTTACCAACCAATTCAAGCCAGCTATTGATTTGAGCAACACGTTTCTGAAGCATAAGATATTCAGACACTAGCTTTGCTTCTGGCAAATCAATTGTCTCTAACACTGCTTCATCGACAATGATGGAACCCTTCTCAGTATGCTTTGAAAACACTACTCCCAGCCCCTGTAGGCGATCCGCAATCTGTTGGCGACTACCGGGGTTAAAGACAGTGGTTTTGTCCTTCAAAGGCTTGCCAGTCTTCTCTGAAATACGTTGCTCAACAATGGGAGGGAATACCTCTTGCATTTTGTTTTCAATGTCAGCCATGCGCCCAGACAATTGTGCTTGCAATGTCATGGCTTTCTGCTCATCAAAAGCAAACCCATTGTTTTGCATCCTATTGCAGATGACTGCAACGTCATGTTCCCAATTAATACTTTGTTGGGCAAACTTCTTCATCTCAACTTGGAGATGATTGAATAGTTCGTAAGTGACGTTTACGTCTTGCACACAATAAGTGTACATCTCTTCGCTAAAGCCGCTATCGAAATCAGTGAAGTTTCCTTTAGCATGCCCAAGTCTAGCACCCCATCCTGCTAACGAATGCTTTTCTTGTTTTCCATCCACCATGATGGAATCAATGTCAGGCTTATAAAGCCTAGCCATGACAAGAGTGTCAACCAAAAGTTCATCTGGAATGGTGACATTCCACACACGACTAAGAACAGGAGCATCGAACCCAATAATATTATGCCCGCACACTGATACATCATTTAGGTATTCCTGTAATCCAGTAGGGGAAAGCCAACGCATAAGTTTGTCTTTGCGGGAGTCATAAGTGACGCAAAGCCAAATCTTGTCATGGGCGAGGTTTGTTTCAATATCTAAGAATATCATCTACTGATCTCTATAGAAAAGGGTTTAAAAAACTAAATCAAAGAGCGGGTTCTTCCTCAATATATTCCAGCATTCTCCCTGTGTGTTTATTGTAAAGCAATTGGCATGCGGGTCCAGTGGTTCCGCTATATCTATTCTTCAATACTCTGACATGCGTGAGATTGCGTGTTTGTTCATCAGGTGCTTGACCATTCCGTTCCAAACCAATAACCATATCAGATAGCTGAGCAATGGAACCGCTACCACGCAATTGAGCCAATGACGTAACTGCACCTTCTTCATGCCCCTTGTCTGCTGGACGCTTTAAATGGGAAACAATAATGAGAGCAATGTTAGTCTCTTGTACCAACATACGAAGCTTAGTCATGATCTCATCAATTGCTTTACGCTCATCTCCGTTCTCTTGAGCAGAGATGATGATTGAAATATGATCGACAAATACATATTTACAATCAAGGGCTTTTGCCATGTAACGAACACGACTAATGATGTTATCAATTGATGTACTACCAAAGTGGTCAAACAAATAAATTCTATCTGTTCCTAATGTAACATCAAAAGCATTACGCTTTTCTTCATCATTGACAACAACATCTGGTAGATGCAATGGCATGTTAGCCGCCAGTGACATTAAAGACAAAGATGTTTTCTTTACGCTCTCCTCAAGAAACATCAAGCCAATCTTATCTTCTGTATGCTGAAGCAAATGCCAAACAATTTCTTTCAATGTTTGACTCTTACCCAATCCAGAACCAGCGGTAACACAAACCAATTCACCCTTGCGAATGCCGTATGTCAGGTTATTCAATCCAACCCAAGGATATAGACAATCTGCTGGAGCCACCGGCTTAGCAATAGCATCCCATAGGCTACTGCCACACACGATACCATCAGGAACATATTGCTCACTACTCCACCAACGCTGGACGAACGAAGCTTCTTTACTATCCTTGAGCCAATCGGATGCATCTTTATACTCCGGCAGGTGTTTAAATACTTTTGCTTTGCTTCCGAACAATTCAGCAACTTCTCTTGAAGCTTTAATACCTACCTCATCACCATCGAAACAAACAACAATGGTTTCAAAGCTGTTAAGATATTCGTATTGTTTCTTGCAGTCTTTAATTGCTGATGCAACACCATTGCGAATAGAAACACAAGGATATTTGCTTCCTGTCATTTGAAAGCATGCCAATGCATCCATCTCACCTTCTACAATGGTGATGTATTTTCCACCAGCGGGAAACAATTGTTGACCAAACAATAAACCATCTGCCCATTCACCATCAATAGTGAATTTCTTTTCTGCAATTTCCCGATACTTTACAGCGACAATGGCATTGCTGTTATTGTAATAAGGAAAAATGTATGCGTTGTTTTCTCTTACAACACCATAGCGTTCTGCTGATGCTTTTGTTATTCTGCGATCAGCAATTGAAACTGAAATACCTTTCTCATAACGTAATGCTGACATAGGTTTTTTCCTATTAGGTTGTTGAACAGCTTCTGAATTTCCAATAGTAAATACGTTGCAAACAAAACATTTACTACTTCCATCAGTATTAATGGCTCTACCATCGCTAGAGCCGCAATGACTACAAGGTTGATGCGTTTGTATAAACATAAAATTATTCAATTAATTTTCTCATTCGCATTGCTTCTGATGACAATGCTAATGAATGTTTAATATAAGGATTTAATGCGTAAGGACTAGAATGTCCTGTTATTGACATGATATTGTGTAGCGGGATTCCGTACTCTAGCATCTCTGTCAAGGCAGTGCGCTTTAAATCTGAAATCTGTAGTTCTGGCGCAACACCAGCGGCTTCCTTTATTTTATTTGCAATTTGAGAGATGCGAACGGCTGTATAAGGTAATAAACCTCCTTCTTTGTCAGGTTTAGCAGATGGTACTACATATTTTTGCCATCCGTAGTCTTCATATTGTTTACTAAGCATTTCCATCAATTGCTTACTTGATGGTATGGTTGTTGCTTCTTTTCTTTTTGTTTTGGGTATTGTAACCACTCCTGTTTGTAGACAATAATTATCCCACTGCAAAACTCTCAAATCCCCAACTCTTTGTCCCCACTCATGAGCCATCTGTACCATAAGCCCTATAGAACGGCCCTCAAACCGGCTATAGGCGACGTTTAAGAACTTGCTAATATCTTCCCTAGTCCAACATACTGATCGACGCTTGTAGGGCTTCCTAACGACTTCTCTCAAAGTGTTAGTTTTTAAATAGCCTTTACCAACAGCATATCTAAAAACCGTTCTCCATGTAGCCAAAGTGTGTATTGCCAATGATGGTGTGTTTATACACAAATCATCATAAAGACTTTGCCACTCAGATGTTTTGATTGTGGATATTGCTCTATCTAAAAGTTCTGGTGAATACCATTTAGATAAATAAAATACATAATCATTTTGAGTCTTAGGAGAAAGATTTTTATATGTATCAGAAAGTAGGTAATTAGTAATAAGTCTAGACACTTTCATAACGCAGAACTATCATCTTCGATTGGGCGCTTTTTAATTTCACCCACTAATTGTCCTGTGTCTTTGATGTCTTCCAAAACCAATGAGGCATGCTCTTTTGATATTGCATAAAAAACAATACCAAAATGCATTCCTTCTGATTCATAGCCTAATACATAAGGATTCCAAGTGTTTCCTTTATTGTCTTTAAGTTGATTCATAGATGTCCTATAGAATGTAAAATGCGAGTAATCCTCTCTAGATATTTTAGCTGAAATAGTTTATCAAGCCAGCGTTGTGGAATGTTTTTGTATCCATATATTCTACCAGCAAGAATGCCTGTAACAGCACCAACGGTATCAGCGTCATCACCAAAATTAACGGCTTTGACAACAGCTTCTTCAAAAGAACTTGTAGACAAAACACAATCCCATGCTCTATTGTATGCATACATAATAGAACCCTTTCCGTTCTCTTGCCTAAAGTTATATGGGCGAAGCCGATAGAATTGTTCTATTTGCTTTCCTTCTAACAATTCTGCCATCCATGCTGTCATGTAACGAATTGTGTCAGTATTACCATGAGTGATTAAAGAGCATGCAATACCATCAGCAACCGCGTCATAAGGATTTCTCCAATTGAATATGGCAATAGGTGCGGAACGCATAATAGAACCATTACCAGAAGCATCTTTGACATTCTCCCCGGCATAAGGACGCCTTTCGGTTGCATTAAACAAACTATTGTGCGTAGTAACGCCTACATCAAAACAATGATCTCTAGTTCCAAAGCTTCCATTATCCAACCACAATTGGAAATTGTGTACAATAGCAGAAGAATTAAATCGCCGTGATTTGATATAAGCGTCAGCAATGCATATCGCCATTGCTGTATCGTCTGTCCATTCACCAATAGCTAAATTAAAAGCACCACCACCAATCATTTCAGTAACAAGTGGGAAAGAGCCTCCAGTTTTAAACTCTACAGGCCCTCCCAATGCATCACCAATAGCACCACCAATAAAACAACCCATAGATTCATCTAACGTCATTAGTTATTCCTGCAATATTAAAAGGATGTGGATATGCTTTCTTTATGAAAGCGGCAAGCCATATTTCTATGCGCTTTAATTGCTTGCGTCTTTGTGCTAAGTCTTGTGGATTATCACCCTTCATTTTCTTTCATCTCCACGCTAACGATATAAGGATGGCTATAAAGGCCACAGCTATCAATAAAGTGGTGCATTTCCCACATGGATTCAAATGTTTTCCAATAGGCATTTCCGCTTTCAAACTTCCAATGTAAAATGTATGGAGCCATTGTCTTTTCCTTTAAAGTGGGGAAAGCCGCAACAATGTCACGGCTTTCCGGTTTAATTAATGTGCAAGCAATTCAGCAAAAGGACCGCGAATAACAGCTTCAATGTCTTGCTCAATGCGAAGACGTTTGCGACCATCATCGCTTTCACCGCGAGCTTTATCAACGTGAGTTGACATATGCGTTAGCGTGTTATAAACACGATATGCATTGTTGCCCATTTCGTAGCTATTGTGAATAGCCACAATGCGTTCAAGCATTTTCTCATTGATCTTTACAAGACCAGTATTGGTTTTGTATTTGGCAACATGTTCACGATAGAACTCTACAGCCAAATCTTTTCCGATTGGAATTGAAACCATCTCACGCATTAGGTCTGCGTCAGATTCCAGTTTAGGTAACCAACCACTGGCAATTGTGCCAATCAATTCAGGATCATTCATTGTCGTATGCTTTTGAGCAAAGCCAATGTTTTCCTTAGCACTAATCATGCCATTGAGACAAGCCAAACGCATAATCATTGCTTTTACTTGGCGTCGAACAGTTTGATCATGCGAATCAGAAATAACAATCTTCATTTGAGCGGCTTCACCCAAACGCTTTTCAAAGTTGTGATTGGGCAATACAATCTCTGCTCGCATTGCCGCACCATTGCCAATTGCATCAGCTTTGACAACTGCATTAGAAAGATCGAGGGTTGATTGTTTCAAACCATCCCAAAGACTATCCCACATAGTGGTGTAATTGGTAACAGCATGCCGGGATTTACCATCACCAATGATTGCATCATTGAGAGGGTTTATAACCCAGAACATATTAGGCACAACATTACCATTGCGAGTAACAGGCTCGCGGACAGGGGTAAAGTCAAGGGAAGCGGGTAGGGTAGGGGTAGTAAACATAAAAATCTCCGGATAAAAAATAAAAAAAAAACAAACTATAACTTTTCAATCACCACTATCAACGCGATCTATCGCACCACACTTGGTGCATTTATATTGATTATAACATCGACCTAAGTTAACGTCAAATTTCCAAACATGGTTGCAACTTTCATATTTCTTTTTGGCTTCTTCCAAAGCCTTGATGAAGTCATCATTCAGCATTTAAATCCTCCACAAATGTTACGTTTGACATAGTGATGGCAGAGCCATCAGGAAAGATGTATGAAACCTTTCCAAAGCCTTCAACAACTTTAAGACCAGCGACAATACATTCCAATTCAATATGAATGTCTTTGTCGAAGTTTTCCTCAAAGAATATGGTAGCGAGGGACATGCTTTGCTCCTGCAAAAGTATGGATAGTTTTAAAATATTCGCTTGGTTTTTTATGCTTGCGAGCATTGTTTAACCAAGCAACCACCACAACGCCGGTATTCTTTACACCATAAAACCTACCGATATTGCTCTTATCACCAGCATAGACCCATTGTCCGGGCTGGATAAATTTATAAAAAGAACTTGGCATTGCCCAAATATCAAATGCTTTCTGATACTGCATTATCATCATCCTCTGTAGTTACAAACAATTTAATTCCAAAGTGTTTCTCAAACTCTTTGGCGCTTTTATTCCCATTGTAGAAAGCTTCTACCAATAACAATCGAGCAAACATTATTGCATCGAAACTTTCCTCTTCAGTTGGGTTTTTCTTATTAATAACACCCGTCAGATATGCGTAGTGTTTAATTTTATTGGTCATCGTTAACTCCAAAATGCTTTTTAATCTCCAATACCGTAAGATTGGCAGGGTATTGCTTTTCCAAATCTACCATCATTTGGCAACATTCTTTCACAATCAATTCAGCAAATAGATTAGCATCGAATTCTCTAAATCCAGATGCACGTTCAACCATTGCTTTACGCGCTAATGTTCTGAATTGTGTGTTCATTTTAATTCCCCCATTTGATGTAATCAATCCACCGCAATACATCAGCAACAGCAATCCAGTCTTTGCGGTCGCTGTTGTCATCGTTTTTAAACTTATCGGAATAAAGATGGGCTTTGAATTCCTCTAGTCTTTGATGATAGTTTTTTTGCTTTTCTTCCAATTCTTTGTTGGCGTATTCCAATGCGCTAATGTATTTCATCATTTATCCAATATCTGCATGATTAAAAACATGTTGACAATTGCCATTATCAACGTGAGAAAAAACATAATGCCCGTCAATACTTCTTCAAGTATAATCTTTTTCATAGCTGCCATTGCTCCTGAACTACAACAATCTTATAACCCAATGCTTTGATAACATCCAATGACTGGAAAGTTATTGTCTCTGTTTTGGTCAAATTGCAAAACAGTTTAGCGTTTGTACACACTGGATAAATGCGTTCATTGCCATACACGTTTTTGATTTTAACTTCTATCTGCATCATCATCTTTCCCTTTAAATTTAAAGACATCCTTTTTGCCAGTCTTTTTAGGCTTGAACGGCGAAGCCTTATGAAACAAAACCCAATGCGCTCTGGCATCGGGCTTTGTCAATTTACGTTTTCTCTTTTTAATTTTATGCCTCCAGTTTATATCCCTGTTTAACCAAACGATTAAACACAGTGTCTGCTAATTTCTTTTGACGGGAAAATGCTTCTTGTTCCCACGGCTGATTGCGATAGGCAGTATATGTTGTGCCTTTGTTATTGCAAACTTTGCCATTCCAAGTCTGTTTCCAGCCTTTACCAGCAACCCAAACAGCTTCAAGCTTTTTAGTGTGGTATTGCTCCGCATGGACTAATTCATGGGCAAGCCATTCAGTCATTTCTGCCATGCAATTTGTATATTCCAATTCCACCACTTTAGTTTTGGAAAAATAGCGACCGCTAACGCTTCGACTTTTAATTTTACAAAGCCTGATTGTAACGTCTTTGTCGAAGTCTAATAGTGTGTGAAATTCCCGCAACATTGCATTGAAAAGAATGCCGCGATAAAGGACACGCTCTTTGTAATTTGTATTGTACGCATACAATACTTGTGGCGAAGCTTTAATGCGAGCGTAAATGGTGCGATCTGATTGTGCCATAATAAAATCTCCGGCAAGGTTAAACAAAGCATCCACCAATGGGAAAGCTTTTACACTTTCCCATTCATTGAGGCTTTATCGACTGGATAACACTGTATCCAATCGGTCAAGTATTTCCTTTTGCATACGCTTTCGTTCAGCGGGTTTTGCCCGTTCAATTAGGTTATCACTAACAAAAGCCGCTAAATACCCAACAGTAAATGCTTGAGCATCTAAATGACTAGCGCCATCTCTTGCCATTTGACGTTTGACAACGGCCTTAACCAACAATTCAAATTCATTCATATTTCATTCTCCCAGTTTAGAAATGGCATAACATTTGCCAATGAATACAACAACAAAAACAACCACCGATATAATTAATTCAGTGTCTGACATAATGTCTCCTTAAAATAAACTAACTGAAATAGTTTTTGTCGGGAAATCAATTTTACCGTCATGCTCTAATTGACTACGGACAAAATCCGTTTGAAAGTCATCCTCGACAATTTCAAATCCGATAATTGTCTCAGATGCTTCGTCGTTTTTATATTCAATTTTGGCTTTCGCCAACTGAACCATTGCATAAGCCCTTGCGGGTGTAATGCTTTGACCGCATGGAATGAAATAATCATTACCACCTTTGAATTTCCAACGATATCCGTAATTCTCAGCGTATTGTGTGTAGATATAAAGCTTCATACCATGCCCCTTTCAAGAATAATTAATGCGGTGTTTTTTGCATCATCAACGCAATCGGTATGATGATCGCAAAGGGTTTGATGAATTCCATCGAGATAGAATTTAACTCGCCATTCATCCCATTCGTTGTCCCTATAAACTTTAGCTACAAGGGATTCGTCGTCGCTTTTAAATGTAAACTTTAAACGTAAACTCATTGCTTTTCTCCCCAAGGTAAACCATAATGATTAGCGCATACCGGCCCATAACCTACTGAAACACTTCTTTCATCATCCAAACCGCGCATGCAAAAACAGCAATTGCCAGTTAATCGACCGTATTTACCGGCTGTTTCGGCTGGATCATTGGCAAACTCTTTGATCAATTCCAATACATTGTCATCACAACGCCCAGTCTTTAGCAAATTACCTTCCATGTCAATTTTGCCAAAATAGATATTATCTCCGAATGGCCCACCGTCAGTAATCATTACTTGACCAGCATACTTACTACGCTCGCCAGCAATTGTGAAAACAACATTTTGATTAAATGTTGTCTTAAGTCTTATTTTCATTCGCTTTAAAGACTTGCTGGCTTTAGCGAAAAGGTTTTTAATTTCGACAACGGAAACCAATTCAGTTGATGCCATTGGCTTTGCACCATTGGCTCGCTTGGTTAGTACATCAACCCAATAGAGTTGTTTATCTGACAAACGATTGTATTTAGTAAAACCGTCAATCAGGGATTGCGCGAAGTTTTGATCCGATTGTGATAGTTTTTGGAAAACATTTTTCAACATTTCGACTTGTTGCATAATAAACTCCGAAAAGAAACAAAAAGTAAAGCGCCCACTAATGAGCCGTTATTGCTAACGGCCCATTCATTGAAGCTTTAAGCGGCAATGGCAATAGGGAAAACCTTTGCCATATCTACAACAAAACCACTGGTATCAGTCTTTGCTTTGCCTTTTGCATACAATGCAATGACAACGCCTTTGTCATCTAAATGACGCACATCAGAATTGTCACCGTCCACGCATTGCATACCCATAAACATAGTGGGTATGCTTGCTTGCGTTTTGAATACAACGGCAATCCGCATGCCTGATTGAATTGCCTTTGCAACATATGGACTAAACTCTTCAACACCCGAATAAGAGAATGTCAAATCGTAATTAGCAGGGATATTGCGACGATTGCAAAGCTTAGTGTAATCGTAGAATTGAACGCCGGGAAACGCTTCCATTATATTATTGTAAAACGTACCGCAAACATCAGTGAAACTAATGTTTTCGTATTTGATATCGCTAGTGCCATTCAATCGCACCAACGGAATCAAATTCTTTTTGCGAGCCTTTTTGACAAGCTTGCAAATGTCTTCAACCAGACATTGCATAAAGTAATTGCGGTCGCTGAAAAACAATTCAGTCTTTTTCATGCGAGCAATTTGAACATTTGACATAGCACCGCGACCAGCAAAAAACAAACAAGGCGCTTTGCATTTTGCCTTTTCTGCCATTGCACAAACATTCTTTCCAGATAAATCAGCGGGAGCCATGTAAAGAATGCCAGTTAAAAACCCAATGTCTTGACCCTTAACGGTTTTTGCATTGGAATCAATAGAGAGCAGAGTTTTGAATTGAGTTTGCATAATAAAATTTCCGATTAATAAAAAAGCTTTACGATGTTATTAAGAATCAATTGGCGTCCGGGTTTCAATGTTTTATTCTCGCAGTATTCATTATAGATGTAATGAATCTGACGTTTCATTGCAGGGTTATCAATCATCCCTCTTTTAACCATTGCTTTTAGAAGGATGATTACTTCTGGTTTGTTTTCCATGATATATTCTCCGAATCAATTATAAGCATTTTACGGTAGCCTATAAACACCGCCAATGCATGCTAATTGATAACATGCATTGGATAAAATGACATAGCGTAACAGTCTATTAGCTCGCTCTATGTCATCGCAACAATGAAAAGTAAATGTTTTTACTTTCCGATTAATCCTAACGGTATTAATCTACCGGAATTAAACGCTGGCATTATTAATGCGGCAATCTAATTCAATCGAGTCTCGCACTATTTCCCAGTCACTAGCCGGGAAGTCAAAGCGGTAGCCTTTCGGCAGTTACTATATAGCAGATAACGTGCCAGCGCTGGCATGCTCTGGAACCCGCATGCTACCGTGGGAAGCTTCTACTTTATAGAACGATAGCGGCAATCGATGCCGTGACGATAGCGGCAAAGCTTGCCGGTATGGTAGATTTTGCCGGTTGCCGGTAGATTGCCGTTTTTACTGTATATCTTTACAGTATTATTCAATGCATTAAATCTTTATTACATAAAAGCTTTAAATAGTCTTTATGGCTTTGTCGTGATAGTTTTATGCAATAGCGACATAAACTTTATGTTATTGGGTGGTTTGTCTTCATTGAATCTTTATCAGCCACTATGCAATGGGGGATATGCTTTTTATAGATTGTTTTCTAGGCAATTGCGTGATAGTTACTTATGCTTTTTATAATGATTGAATTATATACCACCTTTAGGCTTTGTAATCACATCATTATATTTCCTATTATGACAATTTTATTACAATAATCTATAGCATCGTTATCAGTTTCATTATAGTTATTTTTGGCATTATAGTTATTACCGCTAAAATCGTTATGCCGCCAATAATAATACTTTTCCCGATGATAGTTATTGGGCGCATAACTAGTCGTTATTAATTCTGGTACGAGTCGTTATAGCTTCTGATATGACCCTGCGTGGGCCACCGGGGGATGGTGCGTTAGCTGTGTATGCCATCGTACACAGAAGGGTAAAATTGACCTGTTAACCACTTTGTATTTTTGCTAGTGTGTATATGGTCGGCAACACAACAAAATGTTTCATGTGAAACAATGAAGATGAGAACGATTCTTATTTGGAAAACACATATCTATTGCTTTTGTTGTATAAATGAGACATTCTGGAAAGTCTTTACTACACATCCCTTTCTTTTTACTATAACATCTACATAGTTGATGTAGACAATATCATTCTGTAAAATTGAATAATTATTTTATACATTTTTATATGCTGATGTTACGCTGACAGCAACCTACATAGATCATTATAATGGAACAACAAAAAATATTTAGAACAAGAAAAGAAGTAGAACAAACAGGAGAAGCTTTTGTTTTTCCATATTCTGTTGTTTCAGAAGCATATAAACTATTACATGAAGGAAAAGAAACAAAAATACATCTACCACATAGTGATGTTTATTTTGTTAGAGCTGCACTGGAAAGTAAGAGTGGTTATTTCTTTCCTTTAAATGTTGTAGAAGAAGCCATGCGGTTAGAAGGCTGGCGAGAACAAAGACATGTTTATTTGGGAAAAGACTTGTAATAAGTTTTTTTTTGTTATAGAAAAAAGGGGACTTTTATATGCCAATTGACTACCACGGTAAGACGTTTCCGGGTTATAACAAGCCAATCAAATCTGACCGCGAAGGGAAGGTTGGTATGGTGTTAGCAAAAGATGGTGAGCAAATTAAACTCATTCACTTTGGCGATTCCTCAATGGGACATAACTACAGCCCAGAAGCTAGAGCAGCTTTTAAAAGTAGACATGGAAAAAACATAGCCAAAGGCAAGATGTCAGCAGCATATTGGGCTGACAAACAGCTTTGGAAGAAAGGTGGAGATGTTAAACAACCTCCAGCTTCGCAGAAGAAAACATTTGGTAAATAAGTCATTTAAGGAGTAATGATGGCAACTCGTAGACCCACAGGTGGTGGTAGTGGTGGAGATGAAACAATCTTTGGTGCTGAGAAAGGCGTTCAAAGAAACGTAGACGAACAAGCTGGTCAGCGTTTTGCCAATCGTTCTCCCGGTCAAAGTAATGCTGCTAGGGCTTTGCCTTCGCTAAGAGAAAATTTTGAAACTTCTGTTGGTAGAGACATGCAAAGAGTTGGTACAGGATTGTCTCCAACAGGCACTAATGACCTCACGCGCACCGCACAACAGCGAGCAGGTGGTAGGGCAGCAACAAGGCTCCTTAGTCGCGGTGCGTTGCTAGGAACGGCTTTTGAAGCAGGTGTTACTATTGGCGACTACATTGAAGAAAAGACTGGCATTGGTGGTAAGTTTGTAGATGCTGTTGCTGGTGATGTTATTGATAAGCTTGCTCTTGTTGGACACACTAAAGCTGAGCTTTCTGAATATAGTAAAAGTAAATTGTCTAAACTAATTGATGGTGCTATTAGAGACGTTAAAAAAGAAGAAGGCAAAGGCAGCGACGAAAGGGTAAATAAAAAAGACTACCCTGTTTATGAACCAGATACTAAAAGTGCTTCTGCTTTTAGAGAAGCATTTGCAAGTGCAAAAGAAAAAGGTAAAGACACTTTCTCTTTTGAAGGTAGAGACTACAACACCAAAGAAAAAATGGCTAAGGGTGGAATGGTAAAATCTCATAATGGAAATAGAGTTTCTCATTCAATGCAATATAACTCTATTGATATGGGTAAATTTATAAAAAAAGCCAAATGAAACTAACAAAACAACAATTGAAAAAAATAAACAAAGATCCTCCCATTATGGGAGCAGAAGTTCATAATACGTTTATTCCTCCAATCAATATGGTGGAGCCTCATTCAAGGCTTAACAAAGGAGGTAGTGTTATGGAAGCTAGTAAACGCCCAGAAGATTTTCCTAAGACAATAAAGGAAATGAGAGAGGCTGAAGAAAAAAAAGCTAAAGAAAGACCAGCAGATTTTCCTAAGACAATAAAGGAAATGAAAGAAGCTGAAGAAAAGAAATATCGGAAAGGTGGTGTTGTGTATGCTAATTGCGGTGCTTCAGTAAAGCCAGCGCAAAAAGCTAAGAAATAAAAGTCTTTTTAAGGAGATAGAAATGGCTGTTGGCGAAAAGAAAACTGATGCTCAGAAAATTGCTGAGCTTAGGAAAGCTGCTGAAGATAAAACTCTTCCTCAAGCTGTTAGAAACACTTATCTGGACAGGGCAAACGAGATTGAACGCTCTGGTTATGAGAAGATGAAAATGAAAGAAGGCTTGAATATGGCTAAAGGTGGAAAAGTATCAGCAAAAGCAAAGCCAGCAATGGCTGTTATGATTGGTCTTTCTCCAACAAAGAAAATGGCTAAAGGTGGAAAAGTAGGAACAGCCATCAGCGAGTATGGTGGTAAAGAAACATATCCTTCTAAAGCTGCTATGATGAAGCATGAAAAGAAAGAGCCAATGAAAGTAGAAAAAAAGGAAAAGAAAATGGCTTTTGGTGGTGATACTGGTCAACCAATGAATGCTAGACAAAGCATTAAACAACAAACTGCTATGTTGAATAATTTTAATAAAGCTAATGCTCAACAAGCAACAGCCGGTACAAGTGTTGGTGCAAGACAGTTATCTGGAGAAGAAGCAAAAAGAATGGGGCTTGGAATGGCTAAAGGTGGTGCTGTAAAGAAAAAGCCTATGAAAGGTATTATTAATAAGTTTGTCTAAATGATTACTGTATACCCTGAGTTAGGTAGTAGCAATACCACTGCTGTAAATGTAAAGCTTCCTTCCACTAGCAGCGATGCTTTTGGAAGGCTTAGAATTTCAGAAGCTTTCACTCTATTTGATTCATCTCATAGATACGCAGATAACGGATTGTGGGTTGAAAGTATTACAGGAACGGCTAGTTCTTCTTTTTCAGCAAATGAAGGAGTTGTAAATCTTTCTGTTGGTACAGTTAACGGTAATCAAATCATAAGAGAAACTGTTCGGGTATTTGCTTATCAGCCCGGAAAAAGCTTACTCAATATGAATACATTTGTCATGGGTGCTGCTAAAACAAACTTAAGACAAAGAGTGGGATATTTTGGTAATGATAATGGTTTTTATTTAGAAAGAGAAGGCAGCAATGTTTATCTTGTAGAAAGAAGCATTGTCACTAGTTCTGTTGTAAATACCAGAGTAGCGCAAGCAGATTGGAATCAAGATAAACTTGATGGTACTGGTCCTTCTAAAATTACATTAGACTTGTCTAAAGCTCAAATTTTATATTCGGACATGGAATGGTTAGGGCTTGGCACTGTTAGAATGGGATTTGTTATTGATGGAGTATTTGTTCCAGCGCATAATTTTCACCATGCTAATCTTGTAACTACGACATACATTACCACTGCTTCGTTGCCTTTGCGTTATGAAATGACCAACATTGGTACTACAGCAAGTAGCAGCACATTAAAGCAAGTTTGTTCCACTGTTATTTCTGAAGGAGGCTACGAACTTAGAGGACTTCAACAAGCTATCGGCACTCCTATAACAACTTCTAGAAGTACGTTAGCTAGTGGCGCTTTTCTTCCTGTTGTAAGCTTACGTCTTAAATCAGCTAGGCTTGATGCTATTATTATTCTTACAGCAATTAGTATTATGGGTGGAGGTAATAGTAATAACTATAATTGGCAAGTACAAAGTAATCCAACTACTACTAGTGGTACGTGGGTTAGTGCTGGAGCTAATAGCAGTGTAGAATATAATATAACTGGTACTGGACTTACTACTTCTGGTAGAGTATTGGCTAGTGGTTATTTTTCTAGTAGTAATCAATCAACATCATCTGTAGATATTTTAAAAGAATCTTTGTTTTCATTTCAACTAGAAAGAAATTATTTTACTTCTACTCCATATGAACTTGCTTTGGTAGTGGCAGGAGGGAGTTCTGGTCAACCTGTTTATGGGTCGATGGATTGGGAAGAAATTAGTAGGTAATTATGTCATCATTACGCGACAGAACACTAGGAAAAGTATTGACTACATCTAGTCAAGACATCTATTCTATTCCTAATAGTTTTATTTCTCATATGGACTCTATTATTATTAGTAATGTTACTAGTAGTAGTGTTACATTCACTTTGCAGTGGTATTCAGCAACAGACGCTGTAACATATAGCATGTTTTATAATAGTGTATTACCAGCTAACACCACCATTCAAATTACAGATCCTCTTATTCTTCAAGCAGGAGATAAACTTAAAGGATTGGCTAGTGCAAATAGTTCTGTTAATATTACTCTTCGCGTTCAAGAAGAATATTCTGTGGTTAATTAAGGAAAGAAAATGGCTACTAAAAAAAATTGGATTGAAGACGCTATCGAAAAACCCGGTGCTTTGCGTAAAACTTTAAAAATGAAAAAAGATGAAACAATTCCTACAAAACTTCTCGAAAAAGCTGCAAAAGGTGGTGGAAAAACTGCTAAACGCGCAAGGCTTGCTATCACGCTTAAAGGAATGAAAAATGGCTAGAGAACTTAATGAGAAACAAAAAAAGTTTCTCTCCGTATTGTTTGATGAAGCTGGCGGCAATCCTCTAATTGCTAAACAACTTGCTGGATATACTCAAGACTACAGCACCAGAGAAGTTGTTAGCGGTTTGAAAGATGAAATTGCTGAAGCTACACAACTATACATTGCTATGAATGCGCCTAGAGCAGCAGCAGCAATTGTTAGCGGTATTGTTTCTCCTACAGAATTGGGAATTAAAGAGAAGCTTAACGCTGCTAAAGACATGCTAGACAGGGCTGGCTTTACTAAAACAGAAAAAGTGCAAGTTGAAAGCACCAATGGTGTTATGATATTGCCAACTAAGGATGTTTCAGAAGACTAAGGAGTGTTATGGCTGAGCGAGGACTGGGGAAGTGGATATTGCCCCAACCTAAAAACAAAGAATACGTTAAAATACCAAGAATTAGCAGGACAATTCCATTTGGTTACAGAGTTGAACATAAAGATGATGAATGGTTGCTTCCAATTTCTTCAGAACTTGAGGCTTTGGAACAAGCAAAGAAACATTTAAAGCAATATTCATTACGGGAAGTAGCTAATTGGCTAACAACACTAACTGGTCGCCCTATTTCCCATGTTGGCTTATCAAAAAGAATAAAAAGTGAGCAATCCCACAAAAGAAAGTCTGCAACGTACCGCAACATTGCCCGAAAATATCAAAAAGCCCTCCAGAAAGCGGAACAGTACGAAGAAAGAATTGGTACAAAACCGCCAGAGTTCTTTGAATCAGACATCTGGAAAGCCATCAATAGTTTCGATCCAACCAGAGAGCATTAAAGAGCAAGAGCAAACACAAAATGTCATCTTTAAACCCAACGCAGGACCGCAAACATCATTCTTGGCAGCTAATGAAAGAGAAGTGTTATATGGTGGTGCAGCAGGGGGCGGTAAGTCATATGCAATGTTGGCTGACCCTTTACGTTACTTGGGCCACCCTCAATTTTCTGGCCTTCTCTTACGCCATACAACAGAGGAACTAAGAGAACTTATCTGGAAAAGCCAAGAAATGTATCCACAAATATACCCCGGTATTAAGTGGAGCGAAAGAAAAATGCAATGGCAAGCGCCATCTGGTGCAAGGTTGTGGATGTCATACCTAGATAGAGACGAGGATGTACTTCGATATCAGGGATTGGCGTTTAGCTGGATTGGTTTTGACGAATTAACGCAGTGGTCTACTCCGTTTGCATGGAATTATATGCGTTCTCGCTTGCGTACTCCCGCTAGTGATTTGCCTATTTTCATGCGAGCAACAACTAACCCCGGTGGTCCCGGCCATTCATGGGTTAAAAAGATGTTTATTGATCCAGCACCGGCTGGTAAATCTTTTTGGGCAACAGATATTGAAAGTGGGTCAACACTACAATATCCTGTTGGACATTCAAAAGAAGGATTGCCGCTGTTTAAACGTAGGTTTATACCTGCAATGTTGATTGATAATCCTTACTTGGCTGAGAGCGGTGATTATGAGACAATGTTGTTGTCTCTTCCAGAATATCAAAGAAAACAATTACTAGAAGGTAATTGGGATGTTGCTGAAGGAGCGGCATTTCCTGAATTTAATAGGCAAATACATGTTGTATCCCCTTTCGACATACCTAAAAATTGGACAAAGTTTCGTTCGTGCGATTATGGTTACGGGAGTTTCAGTGCTGTTGTGTGGTTTGCCGTGTCCCCTTCTGAACAACTTGTGGTATATAGAGAGTTATATGTCAGAAAAGTATTGGCAAAAGACCTTGCCCATATGGTATTGAGAGCAGAAGAAAACGACGGCACTATTAGATATGGTGTATTAGATAGCAGTTGTTGGCATAAAAGAGGAGACACTGGTCCCTCATTGGCAGAACAAATGATATTAGAGGGTTGTAGATGGCGACCGTCTGATAGAAGTGCTGGTAGTAGAGTTAGTGGAAAGAATGAATTGCATAGGCGTTTACAACTCGATCCGTTTACAGAAGAACCGCGAATGGTTATAACAAGTAATTGCACAAATATTATTGCACAATTACCAATACTTCCGTTAGATAAAAAGAATCCAGAAGATATTGATACGCATGCTGAAGATCATTTGTATGATGCATTACGTTATGGAATTATGAGTAGACCTAGAAGTAGTTTGTGGGACTATGATCCTTTAGCTTCTAGAGGTTCTGGAATGCGAATTGCAGATGCTACATTTGGATATTAGGAATAAATAATGGCAGATATGATGACTGATAAACAATTGGCCCTAGATGATATTTCTGATGGGTCTTTTGCTACACCAGAAGCTCAAAGTGTTATTAGTTTTGTTGAACAAAGATATAGCAAAGCTGAAGAAAGCAGACGTAAAGACGAAGACAGGTGGTTGCGAGCCTATCGCAATTATCGTGGTATTTATAGTTCTGATGTTCAATTCACTGAAACTGAAAAATCTCGTGTATTTATTAAAGTGACCAAGACAAAAGTATTGGCTGCTTATGGTCAAATTGTAGATGTTCTTTTTGCAAACAATAAATTTCCTCTTAGTGTAGATCCATCTGTCCTTCCAGAAGGCGTTGTTGAGGCTGTTCATTTTGATCCAAAAGAAGCCCCTACCAATCAACCACCGGCTCCTACATCTCCAACTGAAATCCCTTTTGGAGAAGAAGGAAGCGCCGGTATTGGCGCAGGGTTTGGTCTTGATCAATTGGAAACCCTTTTGGGATCGCTTAAAGAAGATTTGGGAGACATTCCCAATCTTAAAGAAGGTATTGGATCTACGCCAACAGCAGCAACTTTCTATCCTGCAATGGTTGCTGCAAAGAAAATGGAAAAGAAAATTCATGACCAGCTAGATGAAAGCGGAGCAACTAAACATTTGAGAGCAGCGGCTTTTGAATGTGCTTTGTTTGGCACTGGCGTTATGAAAGGACCGTTTGCAACAAATAAAGAATATCCAAGATGGGGTGAGGATGGTAAATACAATCCTAGTATCAAGACAGTGCCAGAAGCTTCGCATGTCAGTATATGGAACTTCTATTGGGACCCGGACACAAACAACACTGAAAACTGCCAATACGTCATTGAAAGACATAAGCTTAGTCGGACCCAACTTCGCGCTCTTAAACGTCGCCCCTTCTTCAGAGCCAATGTCATCGACAACATTATCGAACAAGGCGAAGGCTATGTTAAGAAGTATTGGGAGGACGATATCCGCGACTACCAGCCCAATTTTGGGGTTGATAGATTTGAAGTGCTAGAGTATTGGGGCAATATTGATATTGACTTGCTGGAAGAAAATGACATTAATATTCCAGATGAATATCAAGAGCTAGAAGAACTTCAAGCAAACATTTGGTTTTGTAATGGAAAAATCATCAGATTTGTACTTAACCCGTTTAAACCAGCAAAGATTCCTTATTACGCTGTTCCGTATGAACTTAATCCATATTCACTTGCTGGTGTTGGCATTGCAGAGAATATGGAAGACACCCAAACCCTAATGAATGGGTTTATGCGTATGGCTGTAGATAATGCTGTTCTTTCTGGTAATTTGGTTTTTGAAGTAGATGAAACCAATTTGGTTCCGGGTCAAGACATGCAAGTGTTTCCCGGCAAAGTGTTTAGAAGACAAGGTGGCGCACCGGGACAGGCTATTTTTGGAACAAAGTTTCCTAATGTTTCGCAAGAAAATTTGCAGCTTTTTGATAAAGCTAGGCAATTGGCTGATGAATCAACAGGTATGCCTTCCTTCGCACATGGACAGACAGGTGTAAGTGGTGTAGGTAGAACAGCATCTGGTATTAGTATGTTGATGAATGCCGCTGGCGGTAGCATAAAGACAGTTATTAAAAACTTTGATGACTACTTGCTTTCACCAATTGGAAAAGCATTCTTTAGTTTTAATATGCAATTTGACTTTGATCAAACCATCAAAGGCGATTTGGAAATTAATGCTAGAGGTACAGAAAGCTTGATGGCAAATGAAGTGAGAAGTCAACGGCTTATGCAATTCTTACAAATTGCTAGTAGTCCTTCTCTTATGCCATTTGCTAAGTTTCCGTATATCATTAGAGAAATTGCAAAAGCAATGGATTTGGACCCAGACAAAGTTACAAACAATATGGACGAGGCAATGCGACAGGCAGAAATCTTGCGGCAGACACAGCCGCCAGCACCTCCTGCTGGAGCTACTCCCCCACAAGGGGTAGGAGGCCCACCATCAGTCGCTGACATGTCTGGAGGGGGTGGTGGCAACATTGGTGTTGGAGCCGCTCCTGTGCCCGGAGAACAAGGATTCTCAGCCGCTCCACAAGGCGCTCCTCCACCGGCAGCACCACCAGCACCACCACAAGGCTAATATAAATGTTTAATGCAGAGCAGTACCAAAAACTTAAACCGTTTGTTAATTCCACTCCTCAATGGGAAGTGTTTTCTGATCTTGTTGCTTTTTACATTGATAGACAACACAAAGTTATGGAACAAACAAATAATGTTGCAGAACTACACAAAGCTCAAGGCGCATTAGCAACGCTTAGACAGTTTCAAAATCTTAAGGATGTTGTAAATGGATGCAATTAAACAAAGCAAAAATCTTTTTAAAGCTGGTGGTCTTAAACAAGATGGTGGTACTGTAGATAAAACCAGTGGTAATGATGTTCCTCCCGGCGCTCTTCAAAAAGAAGTGAGAGATGATGTTGATGCAAAACTTAGCGAAGGGGAGTTTGTATTTCCTGCTGATGTTGTTCGTTACATTGGTTTAGAAAAACTAATGGAAATTCGTGACATGGCAAAGAGAGGGTTGCAGCGCATGAACGATATCGGTCAAATGGGTAATTCTGATGAAGTGGATAATCCAGAAGCTTTACATGGAGAAGAAGAAATGGATGATGAAATGTTTTCTTCTGAAGTGGATAAGGTTTTAAACAATGAGTAATAATGTAGATATTCAAAAGAATATTGACACCCTTCGCGCTCAGCTTGGGGGTTTGCAAGCTATTGGCACAAAAGCCGGTACTGACATTTATAAAAATAGATCACCATTAGATGCTGATACACACATTACAAATATTGCCACTGCTTTAGCTACAAATTATGGTGTATCTGATTTAAGAGATATTGGTGTGAGAGACGCAATAAAACCGGGATATGCATCAGGAAGCGATGAATCCTATACTTACATCCCCGAAGAAACAGTACCAGAATATTTTAATAAAAAAACAGATCAAGTAATTCCCGGTTATAAATTTGCTTCTGAAGGAAGAGGCGACGGGTATTCTGAATATAATTTACAAGCAATAAAACAAGCAGACGGTAGTTCTATTGTTTTACCAATACAAAGTTACAATAAATCTGGATTTGGGGCTTTTCAAGAAGCAATAGCTCCTATTATGCCTATTCTTGCTGTTGCATTAATAGCTACTGGTGCTGGGGCGGCTGTGGGGGGAAGTATGCTAGGCGCGGGAGCCAGTGCTGCTGCTGCTGAAGCCGTTGGTTCTGCTGCTCTTAATCTTGGTATGCAAAGCCTTGCTGGTAACATTAATAATTTTAGCGATGTGTTAAAAGCTGTTGCCCCTTCTGCTGTAACTTTTGGTATTAGTGAATTTGCAGATATTGCTAATTCTGCTAATTTGGCTCAACAAGATTTGGCTTTACAAGGATTAGGCCCGGATGTTAGTCCTTTTGTTTCTAAAACAGATGCTGGTAAACTTTTTGAATCAATTACAGGAGTTAGTGGAAAAGTAGCAGACACATTAGCAGGTAGTCTTCAAGGAGCATTGGGTGCTGTAGCTGGCGATCAAGATGTCACTTTGGGTGCGTTAGGAGGAGCTTTTAAAGGATACACGGCAAAAGCCCCTATTGGTACAGGAAGTGCTGGTGCTGCTCCAATTGAAGAAGTAAATCCTTTTAAAAGTTCATTTGAAATAACACCAACAACTTTAACATCTGCTCCTGAAAATACAGATGCTTTAGCTAAAGCGTTAGGTGTAGAAACATTTGCAGTTGATAATCCCCTTAGTAAAATTACTACTGTAAACGATCAAACAAATGCGGCTCTTACTGGTGCAGGAACTACTACTGTTTCTTCTATAAATGATCAAACAAATGAATTGTTTGAACCCTTTAGTAAAGAAGCTTTTATGCCGGGAAAAACAACTACTGCCTCTACGTTTACACCAACTACACAAGAAGGAATGTTGGGAGATGTCGGAAGTGGTGTAAGTAATATTATGGGAAATACAACTCTTGGTAATGTTACTGATTTAGGTGCTACCAACACATACGGTGGAATGTTGGGAGAAATTGGTAGTGGCGCTTCTAATATTATGGGAAATACGTCTATTGGTAATGTAGCAACTTTGGATGTTACTGGTGTAAATAAAGGATTGGGAGGAACTTTAGGCACTTCTCAATTAAATGAAACTACATCTAATATACTTGGTACTCCTTCTTCAAAAGCTACTATCTCTGGAGAAAACATTGTAAAAATTGGAACAGCAGTTGCAGGTGTAGCTGCGGCTGGTTCAGCTTTAGATTCTACAAACAAAACAATAACTACTCCAACATCTTCAGCAAAAGCAACTTATGCAAACGCCCCAATTAAAGGGTTTAGAATGCAAAAAATGCAAAATGAAGGAGGACTCACTACATACATTCCCTACATTAACCAAACATCTTTACTACCTGTACCTACTGGATACAAATCAATTTAACTGTTGACGAAGCCAGTTAAATGTTTAATAATAATCTTCGTCATTTGCGACCTGCAAGTGCAGCCCAACTTTAAGGACTTTTATGGAAATGGTAATCGAACAAGAACAGAAAACAGTTGCTTCCGCATTTGGTAAAAGAAATGCCAATAAAGAACGCATTGAACAAGAAGAAGCAGAAATTGCTGTTTTGGAAAAAGGAAATGTTCCAGAACAAGAAGAGCAAGAACAAGAGCCACAAGACGCTGAAGAAAAAACATTTAAGAAGCGTTATGGCGATCTTCGTAGACATGCTCAAGAACAAGAAAACAAACTTAAGCGTCAAATTGATGACTTAAATAAACAACTTCAACAATCAACTGAACAACAAATTCAACTTCCTAAAAGTGAAGAAGAACTTGCTGCTTGGGCAGAAACATATCCAGACGTAGCTAAAATTGTAGAAACCATTGCAATTAAAAAAGCTAAAGAACAATCTGCCAGCATTGAAGAACGTCTTCGCGCTTTGGATGAAAGAGAAAAAGAAACAGTTAGAAGCAAAGCAGAAATGGAGCTTATGAAACTCCACCCAGACTTTGATAACATTCGTAATTCAGATGATTTTCATACATGGGTAGAGGAACAACCACAATGGATTCAAAATGCTCTTTATGATAATGATAACGACGCTCGCTCTGCTGCCAGAGCTATTGACTTGTACAAAGCAGACAAGGGCATAGGCAAGAAAAAAACATCTGACTACAAAGAAGCGGCTAAAAGTATAGTTACTAGAGGAAATAGATCAACTCCAGATGAGAGCAGTCTTGAAGGAGTTATTTACGAATCTCAAGTGGCTAAAATGTCTTCTAAGCAATTTGAAGCTGCTATGGAAGATATTCAAAAAGCACAAGCTTCTGGTAAATTTGTATATGATTTGAGCGGAGCGGCTCGTTAAGTATTGACATAACAACAAAATATTGTTATATCTCTTTTCATCAACGTAACTGGAGCCGGTTTACCTACCTTCAGTTACGTTATTTGTACAACGCACAAAACAAAATTCAGAGACACCTGTTCTTTTCTAGCCTAACGCTTTAGCGTTACACCTAGATAACACAGCCCCTGTAGAAAGTTGAGCGTATTAATTTATGCCTACACTATAGGAGAACTATCATGGCATTTCCAAAGGCCACAGGATATAATAACCTACCTAATGGTAATTTTAGTCCTGTAATCTACAGTAAAAAAGTCCAGCTTGCGTTCCGCAAAGCTTCGACTGTTGAAGACATCACCAACAGTGATTATTTTGGCGAAATCGCTAACATGGGCGATAGCGTTAAAATCATCAAAGAACCAGAAGTTTCTGTCACGACGTATGCTCGCGGTACGCAAATTACTGCACAAGACCTAACTGACGAAGACTTTACGCTGGTTGTTGACCAAGCTAACTACTACGCATTCAAGATTGACGATATTGAAGCAGCACATTCGCATGTTAATTTCATGCAAATGGCTTCTGATCGTGCAGCCTATCGTTTGCGTGACCAGTATGACCAAGACGTTCTTGGCTATTTGTCGGGTTACTACCAGTCTGCTAAGCATGTCAATCCTGACACTGCTCGCACCACTTATCCCGGTACTAAAGCAATTACCACTGCTGGCTCAGACGAATTGCTTTCAACAATGAAATTGAAGAAAAGCGACTTTGGTAACATTACCACTGCTTCTGCTGGCGACCATTCAATCCCATTGTCACCACGTTTGCCCGGAGCTACTGCTGCTTCTACTTCAACCGCAACTCCATTGCAAGTTATTGCACGGATGAGCCGTCTGCTTGATCAACAGTTTGTTGACACGCAAGGGCGCTGGCTTGTTGTTGATCCAGTGTTTGTTGAGCTTCTTAAAGACGAAGATAGCCGTCTTTTGAATGGCTTGTTTGGTGGAGAAGGTCTACAAAATGGTTTGATTATTAACAATCTGCACGGCTTCCGTGTATATGTTTCTAATAACCTTCCTAAATTGGGAACGGGTCCAGCCACTACGGGTACTGCTAACCAAAACTCCAACTTTGGTGTAATGGTTGCTGGTCATGACAGTGCTATTGCAACTGCTCAGCAAATCACCAAGACTGAAACCTATCGTGATCCTGACAGCTTTGCTGACATTGTGCGTGGTATGCATCTTTATGGTCGCAAGATTTTGCGTCCTGAAGGCATTGTCACTGCTAAGTATAACGCTGCTTAAGGAGAACATAAATGGCAACGATTTCCACTCTCTCAAATGCCGTTGGAGCAGGTACGCATCCTTCACGCGGTATTCGTCAAATGCCTTATGTTGTAGAAAACGTCATTGATTTGGCTGCTGCTGTTACGGCAAAAGGCAGTGCTTTGGCTGCTGCTGATGTGATCGAAGCTCTTCAGATTCCTGCACAATCCGTTGTGCTGTCTGCTGGCTTTGAAATTATCAGTGCTGTAACGGGTAACTGCACGGTGAGCTTGGGTGTTACTGGTGTAACGGCTGCTGCTTATGTGTCTGCTTTTGGTGTGACTGGCTCTCTTGCTGTGGGTGACTATGCCACCCCAGCTACTGCCGGTTATCCTATTGTGACTAAAGCTGCTGACACCTTGGACTTGCTGTTGGTTACTGAAACCACCACGCTAAGTGTAGGTAAGATCCGCGTCTTCGCTGTTATTTGCGATGTTCAAGACCGTAGAGAAATCTTGGGTCTGTCAGTTGACCGCGATCAGCTTGCTTAATGTAAGCTAGTAACAGGGGCAGCATCAGAAATGGTGTTGCCCCTTTATTTTTGTAGGGTGTTATGGCTACCTATCTTTCTCTAACTAATGAATTGCTTCGTAGACTTAACGAAGTAACAATGGATAGTACAGACTTAGCTAATGCTAAAAATATTCAAGCATTGGCTAAAGACGCTATTAATTCAGCTATTAGGGAAATTCTTCATTCTGCTCAAGAATGGCCGTTTACACTTGTAACATACACACAAACATTAACTGTTGGAACAGGCACTTATGCTTTTCCAACAGCAACTTCTAGCGTTGATTGGGACAGCTTTTATTTAAAAAAATCTACAACATATAACAACAGTCCCGGCAAGCTTAAACTTATTACATTTGATTACTACACAGAACAACGTAGACCTATAGATGACAATGCTGGCACTGGCGGCTACGCTCCTCCAGTTTATGTCTATCAAACACAAGAAAGCAAATTTGGTGTAAGTCCTCTTCCTTTAAATCCATATGAAGTGGAATATAAATACTGGTCTTTTCCTGATGATTTAGTGCTTTATACAGATGTTTGTATAATTCCAGATAGATTTAAGAATGTTATTATTGATGGTGCAATGGCATACATGATGTTATTTAGATCTAATGAACAAAGTGCTAACATCCATGCTGAAAAGTTTGATCAAGGAATTAGATCTATGAGAAGACTTCTTCTTGATGAACCAATTAGTGTACAATCTACCGCTATTACAAGATCGTATGTCTCTCTTAGGGTGATGTAGTGGCTGATAGAATCAGTGGGTTTAAAGTGAATTGTGTTGGTGGGTTAGATACCAACAGGGATTTACTTGCTCAGCCAGAAGTTGCTCCCGGTAGCGCAATACAACTTATTAATTATGAACCATCTATTAGTGGTGGTGGATATAGGCGTATTAGCGGATATTCTAATGCTTACGGCACTGTAACCGGCACTGGAAAGGTATTAGGAGTAGCAGTTATTGAGGGACTAAATGACAGCATTTTTGCTTGTCGCGCTCCTTCAGCAGGTACAAATTATTTTTATAAATGGGTAAACTCTAGCAGTACATGGTCTGCAATTACTACTCCCGGCACAGTGACAATGACGGGTGTAAAGAAAGTAAGATTTATAAAATATACATGGGCCTCTAAAAAAGTATTACTGGTAGACGGTATTAATCCTGCTGCCATTTATGACGGCACAACATATACACAAATAACAGATACTAACGCTCCAAATTCTCCTAAGTATGCTGCTGAATTTAAAAACCACATGTTTTTAGGTGGCGACCCAACAGACCCATACAATCTTTACTTTTCTTCTCCTCTTGATGAAACTAACTATAGTCCAGCTAATGGCTCTGGAGTTATTAATGTTGGCTTTGATATTGTACAACTTAAACAGTTTAGAGATGACTTGTATGTATTTGGTAAAAATATAATTAAAAAAATTACTGGTACAAGCATCACTGACTTTATGCTTGTAGAAGTAACAAAGAATTTAGGTTGTGTAGTACCAGATAGTGTTCTTGAACTTGGCGGCAATCTTTTATTTTTAGGGCCAGATGGATTTAGACCAATCTCTGGTACTGCTAATAACGACGGTGTAGAACTTCAAACTATTTCTAAAAGAATTCAATCTACTATTAATGCTATTTTACAAGAACTTATAACTTCTGCTGTTGATGTTGAAACTCTGTCTTCTGTAGTAATTAGAAAAAAATCACAATTTAGATTTTTTATTCCAGATGATGGCACATATGGTATACTAGGTGGTATTAGACAAACAGAAGCTGGTTTTGGTTTTGAATATAGTTTGCTTTTTGGTATACCGGCCACTTGTGCTGACAGTGGATATATAAACTCTCAAGAATTTACCATTCATGGAAATGCAGATGGTAAAGTTTTTCTACAAGAAGACGGTACTAGTTTTGATAATACTGAAATATTAAGCGTTTATCAAACTCCATATTATTATATGGAAGACCCCACTGTAAGAAAAAACTTTTATAATGTAACTACATTTTTAAGGGGTGAAGGACTTAATAATATTGTCTTTGCTGTATCGTATGATTTTGGTACAACAGACAGAGTAGAAGTATGGAATCCTTCTAATTTTAGCATTACTACTGTGGGTGCTGCTGCTTATTATAATGAAGCTTTATATGACGCAGAAGCAATATTTGATGGTAATCCAACACCAGTAAGAAAAACAAATATGAATGGTAGTGGTTTTTCAATTGCACTTTCTTATGTGACTAATGACATTAGTGCTAGTCACACCATTCAAGGATTTGTTTTGAATTTCTCAATGAACGATAGGCGATAAGGAGAACATCGTGGCTGGTTATGTAAGACAATCCGCAGCAAGTATAGTGCCTTCAGCTATTGTTCGTGCTGCACCAATTAACAATGAATATAATGCTCTTAGAGATGCTTTTGCTCAAGCAACTGGTCATAAGCATGATGGCACTGCTGCTGAAGGGGCTTATGTTTCTTTAATCTCTGATACTAATGCTCGCAATAAAGTTGTAGTAGACAGTGTAAATAATAGACTTGGTTTCTTTGTTAGTGTGTCTAGCGCAGCTTCTGAACAAGTTAGACTTGCTCAGAATGTCTTAAATCCACTTACTGACAACGTATTTAGTTTAGGAACTGGTGCTCTTAAATTTAAAGACCTTTTTCTTGCTGGCACAGCAACAATAGCAAGTCTTTCTGCGGCATCAGCAACAATTAGTGGCGGTACAATTAACAACACCACTATTGGAGCAACAACTGCTGCTGATGGTACATTTGCTAATTTAACAGTAAATACTGCTGCCACTATTGCTTCAGCAGCAATTAGTGCTGGAACAATTAATAATACTACTATTGGTGCTACTACAGCAACAACTGTTAGAGGCACTACAATTACAGCCACTGCTGGCTTTACTGGCGCTTTAACTGGTAACGTCACTGGAAACACTAGCGGAACACATACTGGTGCTGTTAGTGGTAACGTCACTGGTGATTTAGCTGGAAACGTAACAGCCACTGTTGGCTCTTCTTCCTTTAATGATGTAGTCATTAATGGCACATTAGATATGACTAGTGGCTCTGCCGGTACAATCACTGGGCTTTCTGCTCCAGTTAATGGTACAGATGCTACTACAAAGACATACGTTGATGCTGCTGATAACCTTAAGTTAAATCTTTCCGGCGGCACTATGTCCGGTGCTATTGCAATGGGTACGTTTAAAATTACCGGATTAGGAACACCAACAAATAATGCAGATGCTGCTACAAAAACATACGTTGATACTGCAATTAGCAATCTTGTTAATTCTGCTCCCGGTGCATTAGACACTCTTAATGAGCTTGCTGCTGCTTTAGGTAATGACGCAAGTTTCTCTACAACAGTTACCAACTCCCTTGCAACTAAACTAGCACTTGCTGGTGGTACTATGGCTGGTGCTATTGCAATGGGTACGTTCAAAATTACTGGATTAGGTACTCCCACACTTACTGGAGATGCTGCTACTAAAGGCTATGTAGACACTGCTAATGCATTAAAGCTAGATCTTACTGGTGGCACAATGTCTGGTGCAATTGCAAT